CTTCCATGTAATTAGACTGTCTCTATTAGTCTATGACTTGGTCGTATGGGTAAGCCCACGTGTGGACATAACCATCTTTCGCCTTAACAGTGACCTTTCCCTTACCAGGGACCCGTGATTTCTCATCGGGCCACAGGTCGGGCTCAGGTAGTCCATCCAGTGACAGAACTGCCTTGCTGAATGAACGAGGCACACCTTTACCAGCCAGACGCCATAAGTAGTACGGCTCTGGATCGACTTCGACCTTTTGGGTCTTCATCGATAGGTATCGGAAGCGCCATCCGTCCGCGTTAGATCCATAAACTCGAACGGATGAACCAACAATTGGTTGTGCTAGATCCTGTAGCTGCACGCCACAACTTTCGCTGTAACGAGGAGGTACATAATAAACGGGCAGGTTAAGCTCGTTTAGGATAGCAAGTAGCCAACGGCCGATCTCAAACGGATAAAAGTGCGGTAGTACAGCACGCGCTACACGATTGTAGCATCCGTAAGCCCAAGCGGCAATGTCGAGCCGCCCGTCACCGTCTGGCCTCTCAATAAAGAAAGGCCTAACATCCACCCCATGGTATGCATCCACACCACAGGATTCCCTAAAGCCACCCTCCCAGAACGATTTGTCGAGGTTAAGCTTCCAGTCCAGTTCATTAGCTAACCAGCTAACTTCTGGAATAAGGTCGCTATCAACGATGCAGTCGTCACCGAATACGGACACAAATTCCTCGTGACCGGACTCGCGCGCAAGCGCGCGGAGGAGGCAAAGGTACAAGAGAGTCTGAAGTGGGAAGGTGAAGCCACAACCCATACTACCTGCCATCGTCAGATCCCTGAACGACACAGTGCCATCCGGCGCTGTGTAACGGCAGCTAGAGCTCCTAACGGTTTCTATGGCAAAGAACCAATCGCCTGGCAAAAGCCTCTTCACGAGGCCTAGCCATATGCGGTCGGAAGCCTGAGACCAATCAATCGTCGCAAAGGGCAGACCATGTTTCGTTATGGTCTTGCACATCAGTTGGTGACAGTGGGGCTGAGTCGATAGATCGACATTACCCTGCCGTACAAGCCGCTGTGCGATGTAACGTCCTAAGCCCTGTTGGAAGAATTGGTTCAAAACCGGTTCGACCATCATGGTACGGAGCTTATCAAACTTCTTGGGAACGAAAGATAATCGATTCCATTCCACAACCTCAAGGGGTAATCCATTCGGAAAAATCCTATCGAAGTAGTCCCTCAGATTGGTGTTCCAACTGAGGTAGTCTTTTAACAGGTCATGGCAATGCAACGAGCCAGTCAGTGTTTTTGTCTTTGCGTCCAAAAATGCATCGACTTTTTGTACACCGACAGACGCGTTGGGGCCGTGCTCGCACAACTCGAACCAAGCCTCGGAATCAAACTCACCGAGGATCGACCCGATCTCCCGAGCCGCCGACTCCAGGATGGAGTTTAGACGACCGTATGGGAGTAGCAACATCTTCCACTGGTTAAAAATATAGCCCCGTCCAAGGTTTTTCTGGAATTGATCCCAGGCCTCAGACTCTAAGGTGAGTTTCGAACCAGTCTCGCTAGAGTAAAAATAGCGATCGAAGAAATGTGCAGGGAGGTAAGAACGCTTGAACGAAGGAACATCAGGTTCAAGCACCTCATGCGCAAGCGGGCACCATTCCCTGACGATGGATCTAACATTCCTTTGTCCAGCCCTAAAGGGACGGCCCAAATCATGCGTAAGCGCGCTAAATAGCGCGTTTACGTGCCGATCCACCCACTCCGGGGTTACATCAGCACGCCGCGAACGTTGGTTCTTACGACGGTTGTCCATGTGCCTCAACCCCTTAACTGAGGAGCATACCCTGCCAGAACGACGTAAAGTCCGTATCGGCAAAGAAGGAAGCACAGTCACTCATCAATTCATTTTGACGAGAGTCATCCGCGTGGAACGCAGCCTCGATGCGTATGGTCTGGGAGTACAATTTCCCGTCGGCCGCAACGTAGGGGATGCGATACACGATAGAGCGCCGGCCGAGCTTCGCGTACGCGTTAGCATTCACCGGCAGCGAGGGTAAGGATACCTTCAACTCAAGGGACCGTCGCAGGATAAGCGACGGATCGGACGACGCGACGAGTTCGAGGCCGTTCGAGATAGAACGGCCACTCGGGACAAACGTCAGGTCGGTGCCACCAGAAGGACTCCAGGTTGCACCAGTCTTCAACACAGCGTTGGTAAGAGACATATAGTTTCTCCACCGCTATCTAGGCGGCCGCATCTGCTGAATAGCAAGAGCGATGCCATCAATAGCATTAAGTAAGGAGGTTATAGAAGCCCAGTCATGTCTTAAGACCGGGGAGATAGGTGGCCCAAGGATGTTTTCTCGGGTCGTTATCGAGCTAGTAGATCTCAGCGCGCTGTGCGCCCCTGGCTGGAATGCTGTACCAGCTGAGGACGATGAGCTTGCCGGGACATACTCCGAGTTCCAAACGATCGTGCTGATGTCCCTGGTGACAAGCCAGGGGTTCGCCTGAATAACCACGCCCGGTTTGGGCATACGGCTTCGGATGAAATCAGCAATGTTCAAGAACCGGTCCACGATAAAGCTGAAAGGGACGACGTCCCACACAGCAGTCGGGAAGGCTGACCAACTTAGACCGAGTTCGGTCAAGGTTGAGTACCTCACGTCGGCAATTGCACCGGCGCGGAAGATGACAGTCCTATCAACGTCCACCGAATACACACGTGTCCATGTGGTATCCGGCAAGGGATGTACGTAGAGAATGTTCTCTGAAGTCTGTGAGAACGTGACGGTCTCGGCTGCACGGTATGTTAACCGCTGAACCTGGCCTTCGCTGTCTAGTCCGGATAGGACTTCGGCAACGGCGTCAATACTGCGTAGGAGTGGGCCCCAACCAAAACGGAGTTCACACCAAAGACCAGCGAGACGTGGAAGAGGAACATCCTGTCCCACGGAGAATGCATTGAGAAGCACCCTCCAATCTGCAGGGGTCGGAGCCGTAAGCAACCGAAGAAAGTTACGGATGCTACTAGCAAGGCTGATAAGCCTCTTCCCGGCCGAGACGAGCATTGACACGGTCTGTTTTAGACCAGCAAGGTCGACAAGCAGATCGCCGCCAGATGAGTTCACTTTCCGGTAACACCGGGTAATAGCTTCATCTCTGGCAGCATCAAGCTTCCATTGCTCCAGCTCTGGAGCGGGTGGAAAGAGCTCCATCCTATGGAGCCCATCAACGAGCCCAGTTACAACGTAATCACTTACATTGCCTGGGGTTGTTAGTGTCCAGGTCCCATCAGCGGTTGCTGTGGACCAATCGGCGATGACTGACCGCATAGGGTTGATGATTACCTCACCCAACGCGGAACGCTCGCGATAGCGATCAACTACGACATCATCCATCCACCTCCCCGACTGGGGGACGAGGGCTGGATTATCCGCAACGACACCCTGAAAGGTTCCATTCTTGAACCAATTTTCAAGGTAGCGAACTGAGGTCCTTGGATAAAGGATCTCACGGTGACGGGGCCGGCTAGGCCTATAGTCACTGCTTCTCTTACCAGTCATCACACACCTCGGCTGTTCTCCACGAGATATCTATCTAGTGGCACCCACTCGAGGTGGGGCTCACGCCCGAAGGAACCCCGCG